CTTTAACCACCCATGCAAAGAATTAGTCTTTGTTGTTCAGCCTGATGCCAACGTTGACTACTGCTCGTCCCTTACCTGCGGAACAACCCTATACCGCACTCTCGGTGCTCAACCATTCAACTACACCGATGGTATCGACGCACTCCCTAATTCTATTATGGCATTTGGTTCCAAGCTTGAAACGCAAACAGGCGACTTTATACAAGGTTCTGGGCTCTTCTCTGACCCTGGGTCAGTTGATATCAGCGCCACAACTACAGGTTGGGGATATCCTGCATTTAATCAAGGCGGACCCTCCACCTTGAGCACCTCTAGTGTGTCTGACGCTGGCTCATTTGTCTTGTGCGAAAGCTCCCTCGACATGCACTGCTGGGGACAAAATCCAGTGGTCACCGCAAAGCTCCAGCTTAACGGGCAGGATCGCTTCTCTGAGCGCGAAGGTACTTACTTCGACCTTGTCCAGCCTTACCAGCACCACACTCGTAACCCGGACACTGGTATCAACGTCTATTCGTTTGCCCTTCGCCCTGAAGAACATCAGCCATCTGGTTCTTGCAACTTTTCGCGCATTGATAACGCCACTCTTCAGCTGGTGTTGTCTAACTCGACAGTTCAGGGAACCAACACCGCCAAGGTTCGCGTCTATGCGGTCAATTACAATGTGCTCCGCGTGATGTCTGGTATGGGTGGTCTTGCTTACTCCAACTAAATGTAAAGTATTTTTATATTCTAACAATAAAACCAAAATATAGGTTTTATTGTTTAATTTTATAATAACAAAGTTTATATTAAAATGAATACATTTAATATAAGATAATTATTTTTTACTGACGCCATGTTCGTTTATATCTATTTACGAAATACATAATATAGATATAATATAAAATGTCTTCTGTATTTAAGTATTTATTAAAATATGAAGAAATGTGGTGTGAAAAAATGGGTTATTTTAATCCCTATATAGATAAATTTACTACACATTTAACAAATAGTATGCCGTTTTATGATAAGGGTTGTTACAATCGTTACCCAAGGTTTCATCACGTTTATGATAAGTTATGGATTATTAAAAGTCAAGGTTTGATCGGAGGTCGTTTAGAAAAACTCAAAGGAAGTGAAGATAAAGTAAATTATCCTATTTTTATTAAACCTCGATGGGGACATTTAAGCGCGTCATCTAAAAATTGTTTTAAGGTTAATAATGCTTATGAATTAAAAAAATACATTAATTACGAATATATGATGTGGTCAGAATTTATTGATGCGACAGAAGGTATGACTGATTTTGTTTTATTAGATGGAAAAATAGTACATCAGTTAACATACCAATATTCTGATAAACAAAATGGATTTAGTGATGATTGGAAATTTATCTCTCCTGATTTAAAACCACCACCTATTGTCGTAGAATGGGTTAAAACCCATATGAAAGATTTTACTGGTATAGTTAATGCTCAATATCGCGAAGCTAAAATAATTGAAATTAGTTTACGTTTAGCTCGCGGAGGCGCTTATTTATTAAGTACCGAAAATGCTCCACTTATCAATAATATCAATGCTATTTTTTTGAAAAAAGAATGGAATTATAATTTAACGAATGAAATGAAATTTAAACCTTTTTATGTTTATAAATGTTTTACTACATTGCCTATTATATTTTTGTTCCCTCAAAAAATGATTGATTGGTTTATGGAAAAATATACATCACGTCCATATTATGAATATTATTTTGAGCCAGTAGGAACAACTGGAATGGTATTTTTTCAATTTATGGATGATAAATTTGAAAGAGGTATGAAAACTAAGAAAAAAATAGAAAAAATATTTAACATTGCCCAAATTGTAATGTATTTACTTATATTTAATGCCATTTATTTAGTTTTTTTTACAAAATTGTCTATTCGATTTGGATTTATGTTTGTTGTAATATTTATTTTTTTAATGCGGCTATTTAATCCCATTATAGTAAATTATAAATTATACAAAGGTCAAAAACAATCACTATTTAATGAAGGACCATCAAAGGATACAAATGATGAAATAGAACCATTTGATACAACTTAATTTATATATTATATATAATATATAAAAATAATGAGCGGCAAAAATACAAGATCCAAAAGTAGTAGCAAGGGTAGCGCAACAAGAAAAAATAATCCTTCTATTTGGAAATCACTAAAACCAAGCGACCAAACATTATGCAAAAAGGTTCTTCCAAAAAATAATAGTGAATTAGTGAATGCTTGTAAGTTATATAATGGGAAAAAGGATAATAAATTATACATTAAATATAAATATGGATTACATGATATAACAGAAGAAACTTCACCCATCCTTATATTTAACGAGCCAGATACTAATAAAATCGATGATTTAGCCGATGGTATTCATAATTTTATGTTATTTTGGGATGACAATACAAGTAAATATACATTAGTAACTTCTTATTTTAATGCAATTGAATTTGGTAATAAACACGCGATTATTAGTTTAAGAACTTTAAAAAAAACGCCGGATACATTTATTATTTCAGGGGAAATACTAAAAGATGATAAAACATTTAAATTTCACGACGTAAGTTCTCAGTTTTTTTTAGAAAACCCCTGTAATATAAAAAAGCAAATGCCTCTTATTTACTTATTTGAACTTGTTGACCAGAAAAAATTTGACGTCAATAATATAACACCTGCTCAATTAACAGAATTAAAATCAGATATTATTTCACAAAATTTACTTAATGATACAGGTAGAATTAAACACCAAATTACAAATGCACCTTCATTTTCTTCGATCGTCGAAGTTATTGAAGGAATGGTTATAACAAATAAAGATAAATCCATAATTTATGATAAATATACTAAATTTATTACAAGTATTATGACCGACGCGTTAAATAAATTATTCAATAACCCTGACGTGTCTCTAGGTTATGTATCCAATTTTTTAGTAAAAGATTATAAATTACATAATCAAAATAATATTGATACTATTTTGAATAAATTATGTAATCAAGATAAGCCATTAATTTTTGATGTTTATAAAAATGACGATACTTGTTCTGATGAATCACTTAAAAGTATGTTTAACACATGTCAGATGGATAAAAACACAATTGATTATATAAAATCCATAATTCCTAAAAAAAAATCTACACCAAAAATAATTGAAGCTGATAATATTAATTATAATGATATTCAAGTTTTTATTGATAATAAACCTATAAATGATACTAGTATTACAAGATATTGGCCTAATTGGATGTTGTTTAAATCGAAAACAATGATTAATGGCAACGAATTAGAATCATTAAGAACCCAAGTTACATCCCGCATTAACAAGGTAGAAAAAGATAGCGTAGTTAATGTCATAGCTATACAAAACAAAATTCCTCTTTAATCCCATTAAAATCATGAGTTGTTCTGAATATATTAATTACATCTGCGCCAGTATATTTTCCTTCAACTTCAGGCAATACCATTTCGATAGGTATAACAATATTCCAAAATTTTTCAATCATTTGTGTAACATCAAACCGCGTACATTTTTTAAAATTAATTTTAATGTCTATTCTACCTGGACGAATAAGTGCTTTATCCAAAATATCCACTTTATTTGTCGTCATAATAAGAATACGACCACTACATTCATGAATTCCATCCAACATATTCAATAAATATGATAAATTGTTATTAAAATGCAATTCTTTATTTGTGGACGCCGCTGTAAATTTTAAAAACTGATTTAACATGTCATTTTCATTGTCTTTTTTAATATGTTGGTTAATTGAAACGTCTTGTAGTTCGGTTTTAATCTTTAAATCACGTTCTTTAACTACATCGCCTAAGGCATCAATATCTTCAAAAATTAATATACGCTGATATTGTGGAATAATGTGCGTATTATCAATTTCTTCTTTAAAAATAATATTCTGTAATTTCGCAAAATCCATTTTATCATTTAATTTAATATCTATCCCATGACGCCCAGTATGATTCATCAATTGTTTAATGAACCGAGTTTTTCCACACCCAGGTTCTCCATATAATAGAATTCCCAAATTGTAAGGAATGCCATGTTTTAAATACCAATCTTTATTTTGTAAGAAAAAATTTATTTTTTTAATAATCTCTTCCATATTTTGAAAATAACTATTTTCAAATGTAATCGAAGACTCCCATTCAACCGAATCAATTATGAATCCTGATTTATTTTTTTTTTCATTATTGTCTTTATTGTTTCCAGCGTCAGTTGATACATTAATAAACAATTGAGATTTATTTGAAATATTCTTTAAATATTCTTTATAATCCTTCACTATAGTATCAACCCATTTTTGTAAATACGTTAAATCATACTTATTTGAAAAAATAATTAACGTATTGTATTCAATCATTAATCTATTATTTGTATTAGCATCTCGAGTTTTTTCTTTTTCTTCATTTTTTATTTTTCCATAAATATCTTCTATTATTTTAAATTCCTTAGTTTGGTCAACTAAATATTCACTTCGTTTTTCATTGTCTTCCCAATCGAATTCAGTATCTTCGCGAAGACGATAAATTGTTTCATTCTTTTTTGCCAAAAAATGCATAATTGCCCGATACCGAATGGAACGTGTTTGTTTTTCGGTTTTAATTATAATACTACTTTTCTTACTTTCATTCCAGTTTATAATATATTTAAATATGTAATTTGCGTCTGTAGTATAAAAAATAAATAGAAAAATAACTAATATTGACAAATCAAATATTATGATGCCAGTTTTAATTGCTTCAATTATACCTGACGCTTGACCCATAATTAATGGAATAACAAAATATTCAGGCGACATCTTAAGTTAATTACTATTAGTGATCATATCTATTTCCGTTTAACTTGATTTAATAAATATATTTATTATGTTGTATTAAATAACCGATTCATATTTATGACTTCAGGCTTATTTTCTTCTTTATTGAATAATTTATAAATTAATGAATTATCGCGAAAACGAACACTATAATCTTGTTGGAGTTTATTGCGTCCTACTCTTCCCATTGCTTGAATACATTTCTCTTGTGTCATTTCGCCCAAATCCTTTCCAATATACCCATGACAAAATTGATAATTTGTTCCATATATATAATCAGTTGATGCTATAATCATAAATAGTTTATGTTCCTGTGCCATTTTTTTAATAATTTCAATATAGCGCGGACTTTTATGCTCGGAAAATACACCGATTCCCATTAATAATAATAATTTCCAATAATCCATTACATCGGTAATCTTCATAATTTGCTCTACATTTTCCTCTGAAATATTTGACGTAAATGCGTTCATATTTTCTTCTTTATTCATTCTTGTAGCATACTTATATAAATGGTCTTGTGTATTTGGAACGAATGATGGTGGCAATATAATTGTTTTAATGCTAGTATTTAATATTAGTAATTTCTGTTTTTTTTCTTTCATTTCTGGCGACAATTTATCATCAGATGATGATTTTTCTGATAATGCACTACGAGCATCTTCTAGGTCATTTTCAATTACTTTAATCTGTTCATTCAATTTTCGATTAAATGCGATTTTCTCGATTATTTCTTTTAATACATAATCTGGTATTTTTGCGCTTTGTATGTAAAATTGTGCGATTTTATTAATATCATCTGCCAAGAATATAGTTGGTCCATCCGTCAATGTATGTGCGTCTGTTGTTACGATATTTACATTTGATTCATGATGCTTTTTGCGTGTATTCATTAAATCTGTATAAATTTCAATATATAACTCTGGTCTTAAATTTCCCAGTAATTCCAAGTAAAATAATTTAATTGCTCCCATGTTAATGAAATCTATTTCTGTAAAATATGTCTCTAATTTATATCGGTCTGTATTAGTATATTTATTTTCATTTTTTCTGACAAACATTATAAATCGTATTGCTTCGCGTAAATCAATATACCGCAACAATGTTCTATGTTCTTTACAATGTTCTACGACTTCGATTATCTTTGTATAATCCGCATATAAATAGTGTGGCATTTCAACAAATCCTTCGCGGTTTATTAGTGGTATTGTCTTCTTACAATCATAACTAATTATTTCATGAACATCTACATTATCAAAGCGCGAACAGAAATCCATAATTGTATCAGTTATTTCTTTTTGTTGAGGAAGCGTTGCTGAAGATAAAACCATATTAGGTATCAGGTTTTCGCGCCAATTTTTGTTAATCAATTTATGTAACTCGTGATTTTCATAATCCATCGTCATCGTCGGTTCATCCCAATAAGTAATTATCTTATCTTTTGAATTAAATGCTAACATGTAAAGCATTGCTGGTATATATGACTGAACATCACTAATCATCAACTCAACCTTTTCGCCCTGTGAATTATCTACCTTACCAATCCCCCCGCTTTTTGTATGTTTCGTATATTCTTTTGCAGCAAAATAATGTAACCTAATATCTTCGGCATCATTACATCCAAATGCAAATGCTATCTTTTTTTGAATAGAAATTGCCGCTTTCGCCAATGATAAACCAACGTGGCGCGCGGCGCAAACAAATATAACTCGATTACTTGTCGAAAGTCCTAGCGGAGACATAGTTTTTCCGGTCCCTGTTGGCGCTATGTATAAAATTAATTTTGGCGTTGGTGTTTTACATATTGTAAAAAGTTGTTTTTGATGTTCATATAACGTCTCGTCTGCGTATTTCAAAAGATACTCATTTTTTTCAATTAACTCATATCCTTCAGAAATCATCTCTGTTATCAAAATCACGTAATTTTCATTATTACACTTATTGCTAAGAATTGATGTTATTTGTTTTTGCAATTCATTATTAACACCTTCGATTTTGTATTTCATTAATTTATAAAGTGTATATAAATAATACATCCATGCTTTTTTATTTGTTTCACTTTTTTTAATTTTATTTTTTCTTTTATTTTCTATTTCTTCAA